GTAAGTGAATGCGCCATTGCAACAAAGACCATTCAAACAGAAGGTGACGTGAATTACTACTATACGTTGCTAGAATTCCATGAATGGCAAGATGACAAGTACGTAATAACGAATGAGCTTTATAAATCTGATAACGATATATTGTTGGTAAACAAATTTCATTAGCGGTTCTTTATCCTGATTTGGCTGAAACGGTCACTTTAGAAGGATTGAAAAGACCACTTTTTGCATATTTTAGAACGCCAGGAGCTAATAACAAATCGTTAGAGAGCCCATTAGGTGCCGGCATTGTCGATAACTCAAAAGAGATTCTAGACACAATCAACACAACGCATGATCAATTTGCTTGGGAAATTCAGTTAGGTCAACGACGTATTGTTGTTCCTGCAGAGTTTCTTAGAGTAGATCAATTGCGCCCGCCGCTGTTCGACACTGATCAAAATGTTTTTGCTGGTGTTTATGGTGCTGAAAATATCGGGGTTAATGATATTACGACACCTATTCGAACCGTTCAATATAAGGATGCTATTAGTCATCTGATCAAAGAATTTGAGGTGCAAGTTGGTTTATCTGTTGGCTCAATGAACTATGCAGACGATGGGATTAAAACGGCAACAGAGATTGTTTCTAACAATTCTATGACTTATCAAACACGTTCAAGCTATTTGACGATGGTTGAGAAGGTCATTAATGAGTTAATACATTCCATTTTTGAGCTTGCCGGATATGGCGAGATGTTCGAAAGTGAGAAGCCTCTATTCTCGATTGATTATGAGAGTTATTTAGTCACAGTGAGCTTTGAAGACGGTCTATTCGTTGATCGTAACAAACAACTAGAGAATGATTTAAAAGCTGTAACAGCTGGCGTAATGCCAAAGAAACAATTTCTTATTCGCAATTACAATTTAAACGAAGATGAATTAGAAGATTGGTTAGCTGCATTGAAAGAAGAAATGCCCGAAGCGGGATCAACCGAACGGCGTAGTCAAGATGCCTTATTCGATTTAGGTGATTAATTATGATTACACCAGAAAAAATGCAAAAGACTGCGAATTCAATTATTAATATCTATTCAGAACTGGAAGACCGAATCTTTAACATCATAATCAAAGCGTTAAAACAGTCTCGTTTTCAAGATGTAGCTAAAGAAGATGTGCTTTTGTGGCAAGTAAATCAACTTTCTAAAATGGGTACATTAAACGATAAAGTTATTGATTTGTTAGCACGATATACAGGAGAGACTCAAGAAGCAATTGAGCAATTGATTAAGGGAAACGGTGTGAAGATCGTTGATGAAGTAGACCGTGAGCTTGAGCGAATGGTGCATAAAAGTATTCCCGTTTCAGAAGAAATCAATCGTATTCTTGATTCTTTAATCCGTCAAACTTTCCAAGACTTAAACAACAATGTCAATCAAACGCTAATCACTACTAATTTCAACGAAAATACAGTTATGCGAGCTTATCAAGCGATTCTTAAACAATCTACTCTAGAATCGATGACGGGGCTTAAAACGCACGAGAAGGCTGTAAAAGATAATGTCTATAAAATGGTAGACATGGGAATTAAATCAGGTTTTGTCGATAAAGCAGGTCGTGAGTGGTCGATGGAGGCTTATTCGAGAACAGTGATTCAATCCACCTCACACAGAACATTCAACGATTTACGATTGCAACGAATGGAAGACTTTGACTGTGTGACTGCATTAATGAGTAGTCATCCAGCAGCCCGTGAAGCGTGTGCGCCGATACAAGGCGGTTGGGTGTTGACTGTGCCGAAAAATGAAGCGCCAGAAGAATTCAGACATCTACCCTCTATTTATGATCATGGTTACGGCGAGCCAAGCGGAACGCAAGGAATTAACTGTACACATATTCTTTATCCTGGCCGTCCTGATGTGAACACAAACAATCAGCCGCGATATGATCCAGAAGAAGTACAAAGAAATGCTGAGATCCAGCAGAAGCAAAGAAGATTAGAGCGTGATATTCGTTACCAGAAGAAGCGAATGAATGCGGCGTTAGAATTAGAAGACCCCGAAACTGTACAAATGTGTAAGCAAGTGATTTCTAACAAGCAGAAACAATTAAGAGAACTTATTAATGACAATGAGTTCTTGGTCCGTGATTACAGTAGAGAACAGGTTTATTCAGACTGAAAGGATTGATGCATTTTGAAAAAATTGACCATCAAAAAGAAAAGGGTAGCTCAAGGAGATGTAATGCACACCGGAAATTACGACATTTTAGTTGATGGTGAACCAATCGATGATAAACGTTTGATAAACATCAAGATTGAGGCTGGTGCTTTTGAATATCCCACTGTATCTCTTGAATATAGACCTAAAGAGATAGAGATAGATGGGTTAGTAATTGGTATTCCTAAAGGGGAGGCTAAATAAGTGGACTTCAAACAAGCGAAAAGAAGAAAAGAACGTGGGCAAACGAACGAAGAATTTTTGAAATGGGTATTTGATGATACTAAGGACTTCGAGCAAATATGCGTTACAGTGCAGTACCCTTCCGGAAGAGTTGAAACATTTTTTAGCCAAGAAGGGACTTTTCCGATAATAGGAATGATGGAAGTTGGAAAAATGCAAATAATTGATGATATGCAGTCCTAGAAATAGGACTTTTTATTTTGCCCCGAATACGGCGTTAAACTGTTCAATCCATCGAGGGCGTAGCCTCGTTAAACAACGAAAGGATGAATGAAATGAAACGAGAAGAATTAAAAGAATTAGGTTTAACAGACGAACAGATTGGATCAGTAATGGCTTTACATGGCGTAACTGTAAACGAACTGAACAGCAAGGTGTCTACCGCGGAACAGCAAGCGACTCAGTATCAAGAACAGTTAGATAAAAATCAAAGTGAGCTTGATGACTTTAAAGCAAAGTCTAAAGGGAACGAAGATTTGGAAAAGCAAGTGACTGATTTACAGACGCGTCTTGATCAAAACAAAACCGATTCTGAACAACAGATTGCAGATATTAAGAAATCATCAGCAATCGACTTAGCCCTAACACAAGCAGGGGCAAAGAATATTAAAGCTGCTAAAGCTTTACTAGATGGCGAGTCACTGGAATTAGCAGAGGATGGATTAAAAGGATTAGATGACCAACTGGCCGCGCTTAAAGAAAGCGACGGTTATTTATTTGGCCAATCTGAACAGGTTCCACCTAATCCCGACGGTAAGAAGGCTACCTTTTCTGGGAATGCTAGTTCTGCGCAAAACGTTGAAGAAGATGCTTTTGCTAAAGCATTAGGAGTTATGCCAAACAAAAATTAAATTTGGAGGGAATAAAATATGGCAATTAATTACATTACAAAAGACAATGGGATTTTCGATCAGAAGATCACTCAAGGATTGTTAACGACGATCTTAGGTATTCCACAAGTTGAATTAGTGAACGGTGGTAAATCATTTACATTGACTACTATTTCAACTTCTGGTTTAAAAAACCACACACGCAACAAAGGATTTAACAGTGGAACTTACGGAAATGACAAAAAAGTTTATACAATGGGACAAGATCGTGACGTTGAATTCTACATTGATAAACAAGATGTTGATGAAACAAATCAAGATTTGGCAGTAGCTAACATCTCAAATGTATTTATTACAGAACACGTGCAACCTGAAATTGATGCTTATCGTTTCTCTACTTTAGCTGCAGGAGCAGGCAAGACTAAGGAAGAAACAATTACTGAGAAAAATGCTTATTCTGCAATTAAAGCTGCTATTTTACCAGCGCGTAAATTCGGCCCGCAAAACCTAGTAGCATTTGTATCAACAACGGTAATGGATGCACTAGAACGATCTACTGAGTTCACTCGCAACATTACCAATCAAAACGTTGGACAGACTGCTTTAGAATCCCGTGTTACTTCTCTTGACGGTGTGTTGCTAGTCGAAGTTTGGGACGATACTCGTTTTAAAACGAAATACAATTTTTCAGATGGATACGTTGCTACCTCTGATGCAAAAGACATCAATATCTTAGTTGTCGCTAAACAAGCAGTTATCCCCGTGGTTAAAGAAAACACCGTCTTCTTGTTTGCGCCAGGCGAACATTCTCAAGGCGACGGGTACTTGTACCAAAACCGTCTGTACCACGATTGCTTTATTAAAGAAAAACAAAAAGAAGGTGTATCTGTCTCTTTGGTCCCAAAAGGGTAGACCCATCCGGCGTAACTTTGAATAAAACAACAGCTACGCTAACGGTGGGAGCAACAGAAACATTGTCTGCTACTGTAGCACCGACTGATTCAACAGATAAATCAGTTCAATTCACTTCTAGCGATGTGACGGTTGCAACAGTAACGCCAGTTCAAGGGAAAGTGACTGCTGTGAAAGCGGGAACTACTACGATTACGGCGACAACCGTGAATGGTAAAACTGCTACGTGTGAAGTCACGGTGACCGCAGCAAGCGAAGGATAGTTTAGTAGCTATCCTTTTTAATTGAAAGGAGGCAGTTATGAGCTATCTTACGCATGAGGAATATCTAAAATCAGGATTCAGTAAAGTACCAGTTTCGGAGTTCGATGACTTAGAAAAATGCGCTGCACGTCAACTTAATCGAGTGACAGGCGATTTTTATATGAGACATTCTTTAGCTGATGACACATTCAAATATCGAGTGGATAAGTTCAAAATCGCAATGGCTGTCCAAATTGAATATTTGAAGTCAGTTGGAGTTACTTCGTTATCAGACTTACTAAACGCTTCACCTTCAAGTGTCAGCGTTGGTCGTATGCGTATTGAATCGGGAAGCACGAATGCAGCAACAGTTGGCAGAACGATGGTTGCAACAGAGGCTTATAACGAGTTGATCTATACAGGGCTGCTTTATAAAGGAGTTGACTATAGATGATTCCTTTAATGCCAAAAGAACTTTGTAACCAGTCAATTATTTTGAGGCCGCTAGAAGGCCAAGATAAATGGCAAAAACCTGTCTTTTCTGAACCAATCACGATTAATCATATGATCTTTCAACCTCAAACAGTTTACAGTGGGAGTAATAACAATCGGCAAGTGGTAGCGAACGCTATCGCTTTTTTGTTTGCAGGTGTGTCTGACCCAATGCCAACAATAACTAAGAAACATGTTGGTTCAGAGATTGATTTTGAGGGTGAGACTTACACTATCACAACAATCGTTGATAACCGCAATCCTTACAGCAATGAAGTTTATTCATATGAGCTGGAGGTGCTGTAATGCTGCATGTTAAGGTCGAAAAAAACGGTGTAGATCGTAAGTTGTCGGTGGTGAATATCAATTCAGCACTGTACTACATGACTGCTCAAATGCATCCAGACATGAACTTATATGCGCCAAAACGTCATGGGCATTTAAGAGACAAATCATTTGTGAGTAAGAACCGAATCACGTATGCAGTGCCGTATGCACAAGCGCAGTTTAGAGGGATCGTTAATGGGGGTAGGGTCAGAAATTACACCACTCCGGGAACAAGCCGACGTTGGGACTTGCGAGCAAAAGCGAATCATATGGACGATTGGCGTAGAGCATTTATCAAAGGGGGGGACTTGTAGTGGATTTATGGGAACGATTATCTGACTCGATAGATTCTATTCAAGGCCTTCCAATGCCATGCTCGATGGGATTCCTTAATGGAGAAGACACGCTTTGCGTCTATTCAATGCCGGGAAGTCGGACAGTCGAGGAATACTTTGACGGTACGAAAGAGCGGGAAATGCTCTATGAAGTCGGATTTAACACGAAGGATCAAGAAAAAGCCAATAAGACATTATGGCTCATATCAAATCATTTGGACGAACTCTCGACTTTGAAATCAGAAGATGAGAGCTTCGTCTTTTTAGGTATCGAAATAAGTGAGACTCCTTTTGTTAGCGAACAGGACGTGCAAGGGAACTCAACTTATCTATTAGGCATCAAAATTACCATTCATCAATTCAAAAATTAGGAGGAAACACAAATGGTAGAAAATATTTCACACAAAGAATTTTTACTGAACTTCAAAAACAAATTGGAAATCGACACTTCAGGAAGTACAGATTTAGATAAAATCGCATCGGCTAAATTCGCACCATTAGCAGCAGGCATCACAACTATTACTCCGGCTGCCGCAGATACTACTGATGCTTCTGCTTACTACGATGGGGGAGGATTCACTGACTCTACTGTAACTGGTAAAAACATCACATTCGCTGTAGCTGGACATCGTGTATTTGGTGACGCTGCGCAGGATTATGTTGCCGCTAAATTCTTATCTATTGGTGATGAATTGCACACATTGGCTCAATGGACCGATGCAAAAGGGAATAAGGTACAAGCTGTGGTTACATTGACGGCTATCGTACCTTTTGGTGGAGCTGCGAATGCTAAGCAAACGTTCAGCTTTACGATGGCGTTTAACGGTAAACCAGTAACGGTACCAGCGGTGGGGGAGTAATTAGCCCTATCAGTGTAGCGTTGAATAAAACGACGACTTCGCTTGTGGTTGGGGCAAACGAAACCTTAACAGCTACTATTACACCAGCAACAGCAACTGATAAAACTGTTGCTTGGAAATCTAGCGATATAACAATAGCCACTGTTGATACAGCTGGTAAAGTATCAGCTGTTAAAGAGGGCAAAGCAGATATTACAGTGACTACTAAAGATGGTAGCAAAACTGCTAAATGCACAGTAACCGTTACAGCTGTATAAAAAAGATTGAGAATGTATAACCAGAGGCTTCATAGCCTCTGGCTATTAGGAGGAAAACGAATGGCTATTAACAATATTATCGACTTAGATGCTAAATTAGCACTCACTAAAACAGTGAAAATCGCTGATAAGAATTATGATATTTCAATTTCCGACGAAATTGATTGTGCGCTTTCTGATTACGCGAATATTGATGTAACAGTTCAATTGAGAGATATGGCATCCAAACTTGAGAAGTTAGATGGTGTGGAAACTACTACTGCTGATCAATATAAATCATTTACTCAAGAAGAAATGATCTCAATGAGGAATGGCGCTTTAGCGACGCTTGACGTTATTTTAGGAGAAGGAGAAGGCCAACGTATTTACGATCATTATGGGCAAAGTACGAAAGCCGTTAATACCGTTATTGGTCTCCTTCAAACAGAATTGGATAAAGTAATGGTCGAACGCAAAAAAGCTGCCGACAAGCATTACAGTAATCGGCATAAAAACAATAAAAAGAAGTGATTTAATTGTTTGATTTAATTGATGATCTTGAAACAACTATTTTGATTGAAGATTACGAAATCCCTTTGGATTTATCTTTTGATACAGTGCTGAAATTTTACGAACTATTGGAGGACGATCGTTTACAATCCTTCGAGAAAATATATAAAGCTTTTGATCTATTTTATTTTGGAGATGAAACGCTGTTCAAAACCTTTACTTTCGAGCAAAAGAGTAAGGCTGTTGAAGATATCAGCAATTATATTCAGAGAAATCCATACGGAAATGAAGAGAGCGGAGATGCTGGGTTCGAAGGTGTTGAACCTGAAAAATTGTACTCCTATACGCAAGATGCAGGGGCAATTTACGCCTCTTTTTTTTCTGATTACGGAATTGATTTGCTGAAAGAACGAGGAAAGATGCATTACATTACGTTCAAATCACTGCTGGCCGGATTAAGTGATAAAACACAATTTCAACGAATTCTATCTATTCGATCTAGAACAGTTAGCGGATTAGAAGGAGAATCACTGACAAATCTTTTGGAGTTGCAACAGTATTATGCTTTGGAGTCCGAAAAAACTGTGGATAACTTAGATAATCAATTAGGCAGCATGTTCGATATGTTAGCTGCTCAAGCACAATCAAATAAATAAGGAGAGGAGGTACATACATGGGAGCAGATGCAACGATTAACATTGATGTCATGCTGGCTAATTTACCTAAATTCAAGAACGATGTTTCTTTTGTTGATGATGTTCTAACGAAGTTAGGTATGAATACTGGATCAAAGATGGATGATTCGTTTAAAGCTGAAACGGTTAAGATTGAATCTATTGCTAAGTCCACTAAAAAAGATGTAGATAATACATTTGATAATCCAGTTAAATTCACTATCAAAGCAGATAATTCAGATGCAGAAAAAGATGTCAAAGAAACAAAAGCTTTTTTGAAAGATATTCCGAAAAGCAAGATCACTGAACTCAAAGCAGATAACGATGGCACTAGCTTAAAGATCAAAGCAACTAAAGAAGGTATTAGTGAAATACCTAAACAAAAAGAAACTATTTTGAATGCTGATGCCACTCAAGCAAAGTCTGAAACAAAAGAACTTGGGGAAACTGCTGAACGAACAGAATCGAAGTATATGAGCTTAAAGGACAAGCTTTCTATTGGTGCAATTGCTGGAGTTGCTTCAAGTGCAATTCAAGTAATCACTGGTAGTTTTAGTGAATTAATTGGTGAATCTGTACAAGCTTCTGACTCAATCGATAAATTTAAATCCACTATGAAACTAGGTGGATTTGGTGAAAAAGAGATCAACGAAGCGACTAAAATTGTACAAAAATATGCAGATGATACTGTATATGACCTTTCTACAGTTTCTAACACAACTGCTCAATTAGCGGCAAACGGTATTAAAAATTATACCGAATTAACTCAAGCAGCAGGTAACTTGAATGCTCAAGCTGGCGGGAGTGCTGAGACTTTCAAGGCAGTAGCAATGATGCTTACCCAAACAGCTGGGGCAGGGAAACTTACTACTGAAAACTGGAATCAGTTGGCAGATGCAATACCTGGTGCATCAGGCGTGTTACAAAAAGCGATGGTCGATAACGGTGCATACACAGGCAATTTCCGTGATGCAATGGAAAAAGGCGAGATTTCTGCTGATGAGTTTAACCAAGCGATTACTAAACTAGGAATGAACGACGGTGCAATTCAAGCCGCTAAAACAACCACAACTTTTGAAGGCGCAATTGGTAATTTGCAAGCGAATATCGTCGGTGGAATCAATGACATTATCAAACATCTTGGAAAAGATAAGCTTACAGGTATAATCAACGGCGCATCTGATTCTGTTGTCGGGTTATTCCAACATGTTTCTGACGTCTTTTCTTATCTGGACAAAAACAAGTCCACGATTGGAAATATCACTGGCAACGTCAAGGACTTAGCCGGTGCATTGATTTCTGGCGCTTGGGAGCAAGGAAAGGATATTCTCCTTGCTGTTGCAGATATGTTCGGTTTGATCGATGATAATACAAAGAAAATCAAAGATCCTCTTAAACAGTTGGATAAAATCATTGAAAACCTAGCTGACAATAAAGATAAAGTTGAATTACTGGGTAAAGCACTTGTGACTATGTTCGCAGTGAAAAAAGGTTTTGAATTCATTTCGATGATAAAAGATGCTAAAAAACACTTATTAGAATTCACTGCTATTGAAAAAGCCACTAGCTTTTTAAGCGGAGGATTTGGAAACAATGCTAAAGCAGGAGTAACACAAACAGTTACGGAGACGGCAGCTACTGTAGCGCCTGCAGCTGTTGGTGGAACAGGTATTGCAGCGAAACTAGGCTCTTTAGTTACAGGTCTTGCTAAACTGACGCCGGTTATAAGCGTGATAGCAAGTGTACCAGAGCTTTTCAAAAAAGGATCTACAGGAGAAAAAACTGGAGGATTTTTAGGCGGTATCGGCGGCGGTCTTGGTGGTGCTAAATTAGGCGCGACGATCGGTACGATGATAGCGCCAGGAATTGGTACCGCAATAGGTACCGTATTAGGCGGCGTGGCAGGACAGTTTGCCGGATCGAAATTTGGTAGCGGCTTTGTTGGCAGCTTGCAAGAATCTCTGAATGGAAAACCGTTGAAGCCTAAAGTAGAAAAAACAAAAGCTGAAATCGAGGTCGAAATAGACGAAAAGAAAATCAGCAAAAAGATTACCCCTGCAATTAATAAGTTAAATAAAGAACTTCTTATTAAGATGGGAATTGATACTAAGAGTGCTCAAAAAGCAAAAAAAGAATCCGACAAACTTTTTGAAGAGATGGGCAAAGACATCGATGATTACTATGACAGCAAACAAAAAAGATCCAAAAAGGATCTAGATTTACTTGTTAAACAAGGGGTTATGACACGTAAAGAAGCTGATAAACTCCTCAAAAAAGAACAAGAAAACAATGATGCTTCCAAAAAAAGTAAAAAAGATGCGCTCATAAAAATGCAGACGACCGTCAACGAGTACTACAAGAAGGTTGAAGAAATTCAAAACGATTCTAGTAAGAGCGAAAAGCAAAAAAATAAAGAACTAAACAAGCTAAGAAAACAGTTTGTTAAGGACTATGTAGCTGATCAATTTGCCATGAATGGGAAAGCTGTCGAAGCAATCGAAAACGGCGCTAAAGAACAAGAAGATTTGCTTAAACAACTACGTAAGAAAAAAGGCAAGTTAAGCGCAAAAGATTTAGAGGCGACGCAAGAAGAGGCAGATAAACTTTACGAAGCATCTGTCAAACCAGCAAAAAAGACTCGTGATGATGTTATTAAGGCCGCTGACAAAAAGTACAAAGAGACTGTTAAAGCAGCTAAACGTCAACGTGATGAAACAGGTACTCTTTCTCAAGAACAGTACGAAAAAGTTGTCAAAGAAGCTAGAAAGCAACGTGATGGGACTAGAAATGCTGCGAATGACCAATTCAGCAAAGTAACCTCAAAAGCACGTGATCAAAAAAATAGGGTTAGTTCAGAAATTAACGCGCAAAAAAATTCAGTTGTAAGAAACGCTCAAGAGCAAGCTAGAGAACATATTGGTGCATCACAAAATGAATCAAGAACTGTTCAGGGGTCTTGGGAAGGTTTAAAAAGAAATCTGTCAAGTATTGTTGAAGCAATCGCACACGGAATAGGTAGTTTGATAAACGGGCTGAACAAGGATTGGGGCAAAGGTCTCAAAAATTTCAAATTTGGCGCCCATGCAAAAGGGACTAGTGGATTATCGGAAGATGAAATTGCTTTAGTCGGCGAAGAAGGTTTTGAAATGGCCCATCATCCATCTAAGGGGATTTTCGCGGTTGGTGTAAATGGTCCCGAAATTAGACCATTACAGGCCGGAACATCGATTCTCCCACACGAAGCCTCTAAACAGTTCTTATCTATGACTAAAGGATTGCCGGCTCATGCTGGTGGTGTTTGGGGAACGATCAACAACATAGCGGATTGGGTCAAAGAGAAGGCTGAAAATGTTGAAGACTTTGTCTTTGATGGAGCCGACAAACTTTACAACACTGTCACGGATAAGCTTGGTATATCCAAGTTTTTGGACTCATTAGGAGACTCAGCAGAATTCAAGGTTGCTAAAGGTGGCTTGAATACGGTTAAGGACAACGTAATCAAATATGCTCAATCGTTATTCGATCAATATCAAGAAGAATTCGGCGCATCAGGTAGTTTTGACGGTGCAATGAATGCGAATGGCGTGTATGATTACTTAGTTAAGGTAGCTCAAAAAGTTATTGGGAAATTCGGCAATGGATTTTATGTATCATCAGGATATCGACCAGGAGACCAATACCATCATGGAAAACACCAAGCTATTGATATCGCAATTCCGGGAGCTATATTGAATCCACTTTACACCAAGGCGGCGAACTATGCGTTTGAAAAATTCCCTAAAGAAGTTGGCTATGTAATCACTAACGGAATGGTTCGAGATCGAATGGGATACACGCACGGAGGCACTTCTGGGAAATGGGTTCCTTGGGGATCAACTGACCATGATAATCATGTACACATTTCTGGACGGATGGGGTCAGGTGACATCTTTAAAGCTGGTTCTAGCGGAGGTAGCGGAAAAGGCGCACCAAAAGGCTCAGGAGTTACACGTTGGGCCAGTCAATTGAAAGAGGCCTTGCGGATTAATGGCTTGCCAACATCAGCCGAGTATGTAAATGCGTGGTTACGTCAGATAGCATCTGAATCTAGTGGTAACGAAAAAGCTGTTCAGCCCGGAGCAGATCCAGACGGTGACGGTTCAGGGCCAGCAATGGGACTAATACAAGCTAAAAGAGGTACTTTCCTAGCAAATGCTTTTCCCGGTCACGGAAATATATTTAATGGATTTGACAGCATGCTCGCTGGTATTCGATATGCTAAAGGAAGATACGGATCAAATATGCTAGGCGTTATCGGTCACGGTCATGGCTACGCTAACGGTGGAGAAGTAGATAAACCAACCCTAGCATGGATTGGTGAAGATCCTAGCTATGCGAAGGAATTCATTATTAATCCAGCAAAAGACAGCGCTGACTTGCTAATTCAAAAAGCAGTAGCTGCTAGAGAGCAGTACAAGCCTGCAACATCAGCGCCAAGCGTTTCTGCTTACAGTAACTCAAGAGGTCACAGTGTAAGTCAATCCGATTTGGATCATTTAGTTGATCAGATAAATAAACGACCAGTAGAAGTAAATAGCTATATAGATGGCAAACAAGTCGGACATTCAGTTGATCAAACGAATGCGGGAACTTTAAAACGTAAGCTATATACGGCAAGGAGGGCTTAGATGGTAAAAACAGATGTCTTATTAAGATTTAGCGATTGTGATTACTGTTTGACGAATGATCATGATATTAAAGTTGCTTCAATTGTCATTGGAATGCCAGTCCCCAAAAATGAATTCACATCATTTCAAGGATCCATCGGTCAAAGATTAGTTAATCATTCATTTGATTCATTTCCAATCATGCTTGATTTTGATTTAAAGGTCAGGACTTTAGACGATCTCGTTTTAAGAGAAACCGAGTTGAGAGAATTGTTTTCTCGAGAAGCTGAGTACTATTTCATCTATTCGAAAGAGCCGGGAAAACGTTATCCGGTGTCTTTAGACAGTATATCGGTTACAAGAAAAGCGTTTTTCATGTCTCATTTCACTGTATCTTTTAATGTGTTTAAAGGATACGCTGAATCGATTACCTCAACGCTATCTGATTTCAGTCTGAATAATGAATGGCAATTCAGTCAGGGACTTGTAGATGACGATTACAAATATACTCATGAAACTAGTCGTTTTACTATCTATAACGCTGGAAGTTTTCCTGTAGATCCTAGAGAAGTGTATTTAAAAATAACTTTACAAGGTGAGTCGCTGGGCAATGCGACGATTTTTAATAGGACGACAGGCGAACGTTTTATTTACTATCCGGAATTTTCTACAAATTTAGGTCAAACAGTCACTTTAGATCGTGTATACCCGAAACTAAACGGTGTTAGTCGGGGCATTGATACAAATCACGGATTAATCACCCTAGTCGAGGGGATCAACGAAATAGAAATTCAAAATGTAGCTAACGTTAAATCTTTTTGGGATTTTCGTTATTTATACAAGTAGGTGATATCATGACTGATTTGTTAGTTAGAAATTTAGAAGAGAGTAAAGAAGAAATCCTTATCGGTTATGATAAGGATTCTTTCTATGAATCTTGGCAAGAAAATGAAACATGGGAAGTCAGTTTTACTATACAAAGAACAAATTTTAACGGGATTAGTTTTGATTTGATTGATTACGAAAACATTTTGATTTGGAATGGCCAACGCTTTGTAATAAAGCAAATGGCCAGTTATGCTTCCGGCTCGAAAATATATAAGGATGTGACAGCTACTCATATTTACTATACGATTCAGGACTGTAGACAATATGATGGTTCACTGACCGGAAATTTGGCAATTAATCAAGTTTTATCACACATTTTCAAATCTGGAAACAATGGTTTTACCTGGGAGGTTATAGATCCGATCGGTGTATTTAGTAAAGTTGAGCAGGAAAACTTTGGAAATGGTAACTATTTGGATCTTATTAATGAGGTTATAGATGATTACAAATGTGTAGTTATTCCTGACAATAAACACCTTAGGTTCTATCCTAGAGAGGAATATGGACAAACCACAGAAAAACAAATCCGATATAAATTTAATACTGATGAAGTGAAGTTTGATATTGATACATTTGCTTTAAAGACTCAAATCCGCGGTTTTGGTAAAACGGATGATAAAGATAACTATATTTTTAGTCCAATAACTTATACAAGTCCTTTGGCTGAGAAATATGGTATTAGAGTTCAAGATCCGGTTGAAGATCAAAGATATACAATACCGGGAAATATGTCTGCAAGGCTAAAGCAAGAAATACATGACTTTCCTGATATTTCTGGCTCAATCTCACTAAAGTGGGTTATTGAATTGGAAAAAGGCGATAGAGTTCCATTTATCTATGAGCCTTTAAATATTAATTCGCTAATACGAGTGGTAGGTATAACTTGTTATCCTGCATTGCCTAATAAACCGCCTGAAATCACGTTATCAAATACGAAGAAAACAATGACATCAATACTAGCGAACTTAGCTAGGAAAGGAGTGATTTAGTGGAACTACTAAAACTCATTAAAAATCGGATTTCAACAGAATGGAAAAAAACGTTCAACGATAATGTAGATATTTTGAATGGTATTACACGTGACCAAAATCAAAAAATTGACGTTGTTGATAAGAGAATTGACAATCTAGTCTTGGACAGTGGCGGTGAGTCCCCGAATGAAGTAGTGGATGCGCGGGTCAATAATAAAGCAGTTCAATTTGATAGTTTGTCTGCAAGACTATTAAAAACTGAGAATACACATGATGAAGACGTAGAAATATTGAATTTGGCTCAAATAGATCAGCAAAAACAGTTAGAACAGTTAAATAACTCGGTTGGGAAAATCGTTGGTTCACTTGGTGGCACGATAAATATTTATATCTCATCAGAAAGAGGTAACGATAAAAGCGGAGATGGTACTGAACAAAAGCCTTTTAAGACAATTCAAATGGCAGTTAATACTATTCCTCTTCTATCAACATCTGTAATCACATTTTTTATTGATTCAGGGACATATTTAGAAGACGTCATCATCCGCAACATTAACTTTATTTCATTCGAACTTAGACCCATAGAAAACATCGATACTTTAGATCCATCGACCAAAGACCTACCTGTAAAAGTCAGATCGATATCCTTTGCCGCATGCAAGGGCTATTGTCGCATTTCGGGTATTCAAATCGTAGATGTTGCAAACGCTCCAAATTATGGGATTAACTCCGAGCAAAGTGGTTACACAGTAATTAATCGTTGTAAATTCGCCGAAAATACAAAATCGCTAACAAATAATTATGCTGCTGTTCGAATTAATGGAACAAGTAAAGCGAACATATACGGTGGTACTACTTTCATTAATCAAAGAGTTGGGATTTATGTAAGTTTGACAGGAGAAGCGATGTTAGCAAACATTAACGGGTCAGGAAATACTGTCGGAGCATTAGCTGACAATGGAACTATTCGGGGTTCGATAAGCACTTCCTTTGCTGCTACAGCAACACGCGCAGACAATTATGGATTAATCATAACTAAAGGGGCGGTGTTGTAATTGTTTAAAACACGTGAAGAGGTCATTGTTATTCAAGCAGAAGCAACCACCCCTATACCAACCGGGGTGGTTTTTTGGTCTCATGATAAAGGGACTGCAAAACTAATATTCCAGTTACGTGAAGGAAATGTAAATCAGTTGTTAGCAAACGGAACTGTAGTTCCGATTCTGCTAGAATTCAATTCGAACACGGCAGACAACGGGCGAGGACGACATATTTATAACGCTGAAATTGTGGATGCTTTAAGTGGAATAGTGTCAATTGTCCTGGAGGATAATATTTTAGGCTACGTGGGTCGTGTGGATGGTTCTATTTATATCGAATTGCCTGATTCGCGGTCACTCGATACTGCAGGACGGTTCACTTTTGACATTAAACGGAGCCCGATTGACGAAGATGTGCCTGAATTGGAAGATTACTTTTATTCAGGGTTTGAACAATTTAATGCTCAGTTTGTTGAATTAAATAAAAAGATTACTCATGCCAAAAATGACCTAGAAAATGTAGCGGAAAATGCGACAAAAGATGTAGATAAAGCAGCTTTAGAAGCAAAAAATGCTATAGACCTTAGTTTATCAACAGCAGAAAATAATTTAAAAACAATTGCGAACGAAGTAATAGAAGTCGTTGAATCGAACAATGTTTACAACAAAACGGAAGCTGATCAAAAATTTATTAGCTTAGCCGAAAACCAAACTGTCTTAGGAACCAAAAATTTTCAAGATGGTATTCAACTTGATGGAGATGAGGGTCTGTTTCGAGAAGAGGCATTGGAAGTGAATGCAGGAGATTCTATCATGCCGATAAGCAGTTTTTCTAGGGGTTCTATGGTCGCCAAAAGAAAAGGAAAAACTGTACAAATATTCCTTTCATTTGCGGCTGCAAAAGTATTAACTAAAAATACACCATTTATAACAGTACCTTCAAATTGGAAACCTAGTATGGATTCTTTAGGAACTAGTGATGCCTCGGCAAGCCTTGTTCCTCTTCGGGTATGGATAAGCCCGAATGGTGGTATTAGTGCGAACAAAGATATTGCAGTGGGATTTTGGGTAGATGTTTCAATAGTGTATTTAATAGATTAAGGAGGATATATATGAAAAAAATATATAAAGTTCTATATCCGATTGGCTTTGAAGATCATGAGGTTGCAGATGATTTTCCAGTGATGCTACCATTTGTTCAAAAAGAACCACTTGTTGGTCTAGAAAATGATCAATCTCAATTTTATAATTTTGCGGAGAGAAAATGGGAAGAAGCCGTGACTCAAGATTATTCTAAGAGGTTAAAATTATTGGAAACTTTGGCAGAGACTGTTCAGAAAGAAAACGAAGAGCTTAAGAAAGCAGCTGAAGAGCAGGCGATTCAAACGACGGATACGCAACTAGCAATAGCTGAAGTTTATGAAATGTTGGTTCCTGCAAGCAAGGAGGCTAAATAAATGGTAAATATTTACGTCAATTTGATTCAGAAAGGTCTGAGAACTATTGAAGAAGTACCTAAAACAATCAGAAAAGAAGTGCAAGCAATCTTGGACGCAGAAATTGCGGATTAGGATTGCTTTTTGTTTGCTCAGAAAAGAGGTGAATACAATGGCAGTAGTCTACGCGACGTTGATTATCAAAGGTAAGAAAACGATCGAACAAGTGCCTGGTCTGATCCGCGAACAAGTGAGAGAAATCTTACTGGATATGGATTTACCTGAATTGGCAGGGTAGCACACTTTCGAGTGTGCTTTTTATTTTGATTGGAAGGGGGAGCCAAGTGGATGGAACTAGAAACGCAGGTGAAGGAGCATGAAAACAAGCTTAAACAACATGACAAAGAAATTAGCCGATTGAATGAGCGGTCCCTAGCAATGCAAAAAACGATGGATGAAAGTTTGATTCGAGTGGATGAATCAAATAAATACTTGCGTGAACAGAACACGGAACAGATGAAACAGAACAATGAAATTCTAAATGCGATTCTGACACGCAACACGGACGCTGAAAAGCGCTCAGATGAATTGAAGATGCTGAATACAGAAAATCGCTGGAAACTTATTTTAGGGATTGCCGGAGCAAGCAGCTTGATTACGGTGATCTTAAATTTAATTTTTAACTAGAGAGGTGTATAAAAATGAAAATTAATTGGAAATTAAGAATCAAATCGAAAGCATTTTGGGTGGGCGTTGTCCCATTGATCATTCTGTTAGCCCAAGCGGTCGCAGCTGCATTTGGCTATACATTAGATCTCTCTTCAAACGGAGATAAAGCATTAGCTGTAATCAACGCATTGTTCGCTCTACTGGCTTTCTTGGGAATTACTGCCGATCCCACGACGCACGGATTGTCTGATAGCGAACAGGCATTGACCTATTCAAAACCAAAGAAGGAGGAATAGAATGAAAAAGAAAATTACTTTATTGAGCCTTTTAATGGCTCTTTTTTTATTGCCGACAACAGGCTTTGCATATACCATCAATAACGAATTTAATTTAGGTCCTGGTGAGGGAAGTTCAATCCGAGCGAATCCAAATTATATTGTGGCGCATGATACTGCAAATCCAAATGCAACAGGTCGTAACGAAGCGACGTTCATGAAACGGAATTGGGCAAATGCCTATACTGCTTATATCGTTGGTGATGGAATTGTTTACCAAGTAGGTGAACCAAGTTATGTGCAGTACGGAGGTGGTTCGTATGCCAATGCAAATTCACCAGTACAAATTGAATTACAAGCGACGCCAAATCCTGCACTATTTAAACAAAATTATAAGGTTTATATTGAATTAATTCGTGACAGTGCGAAACGGTTTAATATTCCTCTTACTGTAGACAGTCCAGTAGGCGGCAAAGGGGTCATCAGTCATCAATACATTTCTACGAATTGGTGGGGCGATCATACGGACCCGTATGGCTATTTAGCAAGTCAAGGTGTGTCTCAAGCGCAATTTGCCCACGATGTGAAGTATGGGTTTGAATCAAATGAGAACAAACCTGCACCGACTCCAAGCAAACCTGTAGATCCAACTACCGCAGGATCAGGATATTCTGTACTGAACGATGGCAAGGGAAACCATGCTCATGTTGATCAATGGGGGAGAATCGGAAACACCTTGAAGGCGCGTGGTTGGCATATCGCTAATTATAAGTATCAATATGTATTTATTATTGATCGGACCACTGGCAAAGAATTGGCACGCCAGAAAGCACCTGGAGTTGCGAGACCAGATGTGAACGCAGCCTATCGTACAACGGGAAGTGTTGGCTACGATGTGAACTTCAATGCGAAACAATTTAGTGGCAAGTCAGTAATTATTATGACTCGTGCAACGAACGATCCAAAGGGTAACACAGCTGGCGGGTTCCGAGATTTCTATGAAACTCGTTGGTATCACGATATTAAGTAAACTCAAACATCCTCTACAATCGTAGAGGGCTTGCATTTATGATAAAATAAAAAAGAGCCCACCCTGCAAAAGTGAAAGCTCTACATGAATTGCCTTTATAATATTATACCACGAATGGAGGTAGTTTTCATGGAATTAAGCCAATATCAACCATTGCTGGAACGAAAATTTGGCCATGTGGACCTTCCTGAAACAAAAGAAAGAGTAGATGAAATTATTAAAACATTGGAAGAACAATTGGAATGTTCAACTAGGCAAGATTTTTACTTGCTTCAAGCAATGCTGATAATAAAAACTTGGAGTGAATTAAATGACGGAGAGCCTGTTGGAACAAAAACTTGAACAATTTTTATCAGATATAAAAAATAGCCTAATAAACCGAAATTGGTATTCAGCGTTATCATTGGCCTTAACAATACCAGATATTTGTAGTTCTGTAGAGAATCCTGACGTGAGAGGTAAATCTAGATATATCAGATGGATTGAGGACAACCTTCACAAAATTGATCTTTATAAATTCATACCTGCTAGTGATGTTTATGCACTAAGATGTTCATTTTTACATAATGGAACTAATGATATATCCGAACAAAAAGCTCAGCAAGTGATTGAGAGCTATAAATTTGTTTATCCTGGGGAACAACTACAAATGCATTTGAACAAAGCGGGAAATGTGATGCAATTAGATGTAGCTATATTTTCTTTAGATATGACGTTAGCTGCGGAACAATGGATTGACCTAAATAAAGATAATACTCAAATGAACAAAGAGGCTACAAAAATAATGACTATTGAAAATTCCGATAACGGATGGGCCAATTATATTATAATAAAAAATTGAATTGACAAACACCCTCTACAGC